CGGGCTTCGCCCGCCCTTGACCCCAATATTGAACCCACTCAGATTTCAAAAGAGGCATAAAAATCGTAGGTTGGGCTAACGCTTCATCAGCCCAACATTGCACTCAACCGGCAATCGCCACGCAATGAAAATTGAAGGTTGTGGACGCCGATGTTGGGCTTCCTTCGTCAGCCCAACCTACCGATTTAGCAAACGCAGCGCGATGCTTTGCGGCGAATAAGATAAAAATCGTAGGTTGGGCTAACGCTTCATCAGCCCAACATTGCACTCAACCGGCAATCGCCACGCAATGAAAATTGAAGGTTGTGGACGCCGATGTTGGGCTTCCTTCGTCAGCCCAACCTACCGATTTAACAAACGCAGTACCGCACCACCCCGTGAGTCCAGACGACGAGGGGAAACACAAACACTTTCCCTTTTTTAATTTACAGGACACCAACATGGCATTTAACAACCTACCCGCCGCACTGCAAAGCGCAATTCAAGCCGGTTATCTGGAACATCAATTTGAACTGCCCTTGAAGGCCAAGCTCGGCTTTCGCGATATCGCGGACCGCGAGGCCTTCACTGCCAATATCGGTGAAACCATCACCAAGACGCGCACCGGCTTGCTGCCTGCCGTCACCACCGCGATGGCGCCTGCTTCCAATAGCGATATCACCAGTGGCCTGACGCCGCAAAATTACGCGGGTGAGCAATACGTTTTGCAGATCGCGCAATATGCGGCCAACATGCAGTTGAACATCGTGACGCAGCGCGTGGCGATTGCCGACTTCTTCTTGCGCAATGCCTATGCATTGGGCGAGCAGGCATTCCGCTCGGTCGATACCTTGGCGCAGCAAGCCTTGTTCAATACCTACCTGGGCGGCAATACCCGCGTGCGCGTCACGCTCGGAGCACCCGCTGCGTCGATTTCGGTCGATGATATCCGCGGCTTCCAGACGACCTTGAACAGCGTCGGGCAGGTGGTAGCGGTGTCGGCGGCGAATCCGGTCAATGTGACGGTCGGCAATGACGTGTATTCGCTGATCGGCTTTGCGGCGGACGGCGCCAATGTCTCGACCGCGCCGGGCGGCGTGTCGGGCACGCTGACGTTTTCGAGCAGCGTGTCTGTCGCCGACGGCACGGCGGGCAACGCGACGGTGTCGGCAGTAGCTCCCTATGTGATCCGCCCCAGCAGCATCAGCGGCAACGTGATGGCGCCCAGTACCGCGCAGATTTCCAGCGGCAACGACATCAACTTCGGCAAGTTGACCATGAACATGATTCTGAACGCCAAGGCCACGATGTCCGCCAACGGCGTGCCGACAGCCAATGGTTCGGGCATGTACAACCTGTACGTCGATCCGATCCAGGCGACCGGCTTGTACAGCGATCCGGCCTTCCAGCAATTCTTCCGCGGCCAGGTCACGACCAAGGAATACCGCGAAGGCATCATCGCCGAAATGCTGGGTGTGCGCCTGCAGGAAACCAACCTGAATCCGGTGCAAACGCTGAATGGCGTAGGCACCGTGCGCCGCGCCATCCTGTGCGGGCAGGGCGCATTGGTGGAAGGGCAGTTCACCGCCGATGCGTATGCGCAGGCTTTGTCGGGCGAGGAAAAGGATGAGTCGATCACCATCGTCGACGGCATCGCCCACGTCACGCGCGAACCGCTTGATGCGTTGAAGCAGGTGGTCACGCAAACCTGGAGCTACATCGGCGGCTTCGTGGTGCCGAGCGACACGACTGCGAATCCGAATACGATTCCGACGGCGAATAATAGCGCGTACAAGCGGGCGATCATGATTGAGTCGTTGTAGTTGAACGCTCCCTTTCCCTTTCGGGAGAGGGAGAATTTGTAGGGCGTCAATAGCGTAGCGTATTGCGCCGCATGGAAATGCAAAACTTCTCACGCCGATTGATCGTCCCGAGCAGCGTGCAGGCATGAATTTTTCGGGTCGATTACGAAAAGGAATATCGAGATATGCCACGTCCACATGCGGCGCAATACGCTTCGCTATTGACGCCCTACAAATGTACCCGCTTTCAAAGGAACCCATGACCTTCACCGCCTACACCTTCACCGACGCGCAACTGGTCGACATCCGGCGCTTTTGCGGCTACCCGGTTTACGGCAGCGGCGCGGTGGTGTTTCCGGCGCCGTGGTTGATGAAGCAATATCTGGTGCTGGAATACAAGCTGCAAAACGTCAGCACCGATGAAGCCAACGTTGTCATCAACACGTACCTTGCCAATCTTTATACGCTGGAAACCGCGATCCCCGGCACCGGCGCGAATCTGGATACCGATGTCGCGGCGGTGTGGACGCACAACCAGAACGAGCAGCGCGACCGCGATCACCTGTTCGATTCGTGGCGCGTGCGCCTGTGCCAATTCCTCGGCGTGCCGCAAGGGCCGAATTTCAGCAGCCAGTCCGGCTGCCTGGTGGTCTGATGGATGCCGCCCTGTTGCAGCAAAAAATCTATGGCGGCTACGCCAAGGCCGCGCAGCATATCGGCCAGACGTATTCGCTGTATCGCCCGACGTCTAGCTTGAATCCGATCATGATGAGTAACATCGTCACGACGCTGCCGGCTAGCTTCAACGTCGAGGACATGCGCTATCAAAAGCCGGAGACCTATGGCAAGGCGCTGTGGTACGGCTTGTTCGATGGCACGCAGACGCAAGTCGGCGATTACCTGGTGTATCAAGGCAATACCTTCTTCATCGCGGCTATGCAGCAAGCCTTGCCGATACTGGCGGTCCGCTGCAATCGCCTGGTGCGCATCGGCCGCATGCCGGTTGAGAACGGCCCTGGCTACAGCGGCTATTCCGGCGTGGTGCAAAGCGAGGAAACCGATGTGCTGGGAACTTCCGGCGCGCAGGGTTCGTTCGTCTCGGGCTGGCCGGCATCGATCCTGATCGGCGGCAAGGCCGAGCAGGACGCGACCTTGCCATCGAGCGTCAAGCAAGGCGGCGTCGTGATCTTGCTGCCCGCGTCGATACCGATCGTGATCGCTGAATCGGATGTTTTGCAAGACGATCTCGGGCGCGATTATGCGATTGAGGCTGCCGAGCTGACCGATATGGGGTGGCGGATTCTGGCAAACGAGGAGCATTCATAGTGGCAGATTTATCTGACGTGACCAACACACTCGCAACACTGGCGACGGCTGCGTTATACCCAGCCGGCACTGCGCAGCCGAGCGTGGTAGGCGTCACCATCACCACCGCATCGGGTTGGCCGGAGCCGAAGCAGCTCGATGCGATCCTGGCTGCCGGCAACGCCATGCTGACGGTCTATCCGGTCGATGGCACGGAAACCAATACCACGCGCTTCCTGGCGCAGATGGAACCGCTGACGGCGATTCCTGCGGCGCAACTGAGCCTGACCGTGACCGGTAACCGAATCACGGTTGGCGGCAGCATCAAGGCCGGTGAAGCGGCGACCATCAGCGTCAACTATAAAGCGGTCAGCTACGGCGTGCAGGCAAGCGACACCGTTGCAACGGTCGCAGCCGCTCTGGCGGCGATGACGGCAGGCGCGACGGCGAGCGGGGCGGTGATCACGGTCAGCGGCGCGTTCGACATCGCAGCCACGGTCTCGGTGCCGGTGGCGATGCAAGCGGAAATCGCGCGCCAGACACGCCTGTTCATGCTCAGCGCCTGGTGCCCGACGCCAGCGATCCGCGATTTGATGGCGCCGGCAGTCGATCTCAACCTCAAGTGCATGCCGCGCATCACGCTGCCGGACAACACCCTGGCGCGCCTGATTTATCGCGGCACACTGGAAACGGATTACCTCGCCAAGCAACGAATCTATCGCCGCGATTTGCGCTACGAGGTCGAGTATGTGACGACCGCAACCGAAACCGATAACACCGTCAGCAAACTCGCCACCGGCATCGCGCCGACGGCGGGATCAACCTTCACCATCAATATTTGAGGATTCATATGGCAAAGAACGATAACACTACACAAACCGCGCAAGCCGCAGCGCCCGGCTTTCACCTGATCGTCATTCATCCGTTTGGCGCGTATGGCAAGGGTGCGCATATTACGGATGCGGCGGAAATCGACGCGGTGCTGGCGGGGGAGAATGCGGGGGCTTGTAACCGGATTGCGGTGGCGTAATGAGTCTTGCACCTGCCCACGCTATCCCTCCGTCATTCCCGCGAAGGCGGGAATCCATAGTGAGACCGATCGAGCGAACTCCCTATGGATTCCCCTGTGTCCCTATAGGGAGCGAGTACCCGCTTGCAAGCGGGTGCCGTTACACTGGCAGACAGCACGCTGTCTGAATTCCCAGCTTCACCGCCTGCGCGGGAATGACGGAGGGTTAAATAGCGCTTCAGATTATTGTTTTACGGTGCCGACGTAAGGTTGTTTCGATTTTTGTGCCAAGAATTGTGCATTCATACAGGCTTAGCAAAAATAATCTCCGTCGTTCCCGCGAAGGCGGGAACCCATAGTGAGACTGATCGAGCGAACTCCCTATGGATTCCCGCCTGCGCGGGAATGACGGAGCTGGTAGATACGTCGTCTGATTTTATCGCTCGCCCATTTAATTTCAACCATCCGTTAAGTTGGTCTTTCATTCCCAGCCACCCCCTCGGTGGCTTTTTTCATTTAAGGACACATCATGCCCGTCTATCAAGCCGGCCAATTAAACACCACCGCGCTCCAAGCGCCCGACCTCTACGTCATCATTCAGCCACCCGGCGTGGCCTACATCAACGGCGTGCCGACCGACGGCCTCGGCCTGGTCGGCGTCGGTTCCTGGGGGCCGGTGAATGCGCCCATTCTCGGCATCGGCAACAACGCGCAAGCGCAGCAGGCGATCGGCAACGTGACGTTTCGGGGACGCGATCTCGCGACCGCCGTTGCGGTCGGCGTGCAAAACAATGTGCAGAATTTCGTGCTGGTGCGCGTGACCGACGGCACCGACGTCGCGGCCAGCATCGCGCTGAAGGATGTGGCCGGCACGCCGGTGACCGGCATGACCTTGACCGGCCTCTATTCCGGCATCGTCGGCAACAGCATCACCGCGAATATCGTGGCCGGTACTGCCAACAACACCTTCCGCCTGTCGGTGCAGCGCGCCGGTTACACGCCGGAAGTGTACGACAACATTCCCGGCAGCGGCGCCACTTTCTGGGCCAATGCAGTGCAGGCAGTCAACTACGGGCAATCGGGCATACGCGGGCCGTCGCAAATCGTGGTCGCCACGCTCGGGACTTCAACCGCCGCGCCGAATATCAGTTCGAGCTATACGCTGACTGGCGGCACCGACGGCGCCACCGGCGTGACCGATCTGACGCAGGTCGGCACCGATGGCCTCACGCGCACCGGCATGTATGCGTTGCGCAAGAGCGGGGTGCAAGTTGGCAATCTGATCGACTGCCAAACGCCATCGACCTGGACCGCGCAACTTGCGCTCGGTTTGCAAGAGGGCATCTACTTCCACAGCGCCAATCCGGCTGGCGCCAGCGTCACCGCCAGCGCCGCCAATCTGGCGACCGCAGGCATCGACGGCTACGGCATGAATTGCCTGGTCGGCGACTGGGCTTACTGGCAAGATACGGTCAATGGCGTGCAACGCATGCTGTCGCCAGCGACCTTCACGGCAGCTTTGCAGGCGGCCACCAGCCCGGAGCAATCGATTTTGAATGCGCCGATTGCCGGCGTCATCGCCACCCAGCGCAGCTTGCAAAACCTGCCGTACAGCGACGCCGAAATCAGCCTCGCCGCCAATTCGCGCCTGGATGTGTTGACGCTGGGCGCGCCAGCCGGGCCGATCTTCGCCTGCCGCACCGGGCGCAACATTTCGTCCAACAGCGCCACCAACGGCGACAACTACACCCGCATGACGAACTACATCGCGTTCACAGTGGCCTCGGCTTTCGGCTACGTGCCGGGCAAGGTGCAGACCATCGACCTGCGGCGCAATACCAAGGGCGCGATGGATGCGTTCTTCGCCAACCTGCAAGCGCAAAACATGATCGGCAACGTCAACAACCCGACCGCGCCGGCCTGGAGCGTGCAGATCGATGCCAATAACAACCCGTTCAGCCAGGTCGCGCTTGGCTACATGCAGGCGAATGTGATGGTGACGTATCTGAGTGTCGTGCGCTACTTCCTCGTCAATATCGAGGGTGGGCAATCGGTGACGGTTAATCCGGTTGGGTGATTAGTCAAGTGATACAAAAGGCGTAGGTTGGGCTAACGCTTTATCAGCCCAACATCTGATCTCAATACAACGATGACGCCTTTGGTCTTGCGGATGAAAGATGTTGGGCTTTGCAGCCCAACCTACCGTATCTGGCGCACACAATTTAATTTACAAAAGGAACCCCACCATGCCCCAATCAGGCTTAAACATCGGCAGCGATGCACGATTTGATTTCTATCCCGCCAGCGGGCCGATCGCGTTGCCGACCCTGCTCAAGTTCACCGCGAAGAAGCTGACCAAGAAATTGACGGTCAAGCCCTTGGGCGGCTTGCCCATCCATCTGAGTTTTCAGGAAGATGGCTGGGAAGGCAGTTTCGAAGTATCGCGCGCCGATGGCACGCTCGACAAATACTTCGCCGCATTCGAAGCGGCTTATTACGCCGGCGCCAATCAGGTCGCCGGCACCATCCAGCAAACCATTAGCGAAGTCGACGGCACCGTCAGCACCTATCAGTATCAGGGCGTGGTGCTGTACTACGACGAAGCCGGAGATTACGAGGCGGAAAAGAACGTGATCCAGAAGGTCTCGTTCCTGGCATCGACGCGTGTGGTGCTGTCGTAGGCGACTTGCCCGTTGGCGGCTCATGAAAGAGATTTTTGAAAAGAAAGGAATGAATCGTGGCAGATGAAATTAAAAAAGAGGATGGCTCGGTTGTATTGAAGGATGAAAAAGGCAGGGCGTTGACAGTCAGGGAGCCCGACTTTCTGCAAGAGGCGCGGATTACGCGCTTGTGCGGCGAGGCGTCGACCAATGTCGGTTACATGTACGCCTATGTGTTTCCGTCAATCTGGGTGACCCGCATCGACGATAACCTGGTGCCGTTTCCGACCACGTTTTTGCAGCTCGAAGCGCTGATCAGTCGGGTTGGCAGGAACGGTTGCGGCGTGGTGTTGAAACACATGAAGGAAGCGCGATCTTCCGTGGCGCACGAGGATGGCGTAAAAAACTAGGCCGGAACCCCGCT